CCAGCCATGTACTTAGTAGATTTACCACCACCAGCCATACCTTTTGTCTTTTTCATGGCTCCTCCACCTGCCATTCCCTTCGTTCTCTTCATGGCTCCACCACCTGCCATGCCTTTTGTCTTTTTCATAGACATGCCACCGCCAGCCATACCTTTAGTTTTCTTCATAGCCATACCGCCACCAGCCATGCCCTTAGTTCTTTTTGTTCCTGCCATGATTTTATTTCCTATAAATTATTTTTTAGCAACTTTCTTCTTAGAAGATTTTTTAGTTACTTTTTTCTTAGATACTGTTTTTTTCTTTACTTTTGCTTTCTTAGAATCAGTGGGTGTTTTATCACCCACATCATCTTTTTTTGCATTGGAAGTAAAGGAATCTTTAACGTTATCTTTCTTAGATGTTTCACTATTCATTTCTGCGCATTTTCGTTCTGCATCAGATAAATCTGGATCAGGTCCAAACACAGGTGTATAAACACCGTTGTCCCCCAATTTGAGAACTTTATATTGCGCAGGAAATTCACCAGTTTCTGAAATGACATATGTATTTTTTGCCATGTTCTTCTCCTGTTAGTCAGAATAAACCTTAACCATCTCTAATATGATGGAATAAGTATCTCCTGAAGAGTGACCTTTTGTAGTAAAAAGAATGTCTCCATTTTTTCCACTACCTGCATTATTTGGAATACCACCAAAATCTTTAAAATCCATGTGTCCATTACTACTTTCAGCTAATTCCATAAGTAAAACATTGGTAGAAGCATTAAAAAATAATTGAACAGACATGCCTACAATAGCATGACTTACTCTCATAACACGAACTTCAGAACAGGCAATGCCTTCCGCATTAGATGCCAAAGCAGATACGTCTACTTTAGCAACAGCAGATTCGCCAGTACCATCACTGACGTTGGTAAACTTCATAATAGCGTTTCTTGGTCCATCTTGAATAGTTTGTGAAGTTACTGCATCAGCCATTATCTACTCCTTATTAAGATTGGTCAGTAAAAGCTGGTACGTCTGCACCTTCTTGATTACCCCAAATGTACCAATTAGTGCTATCTTTTCCTAAAATGTTAATTTCAAACAAACCAAAATCTGTAAGAGTTAATATAGAGTTAGAGTTACCATCAGCGTAAACAGAAACATTGTCTGCATTAGAATCTAAATGAATAATTCCACCTATAAAGAAATTAGTATCTGAACCTGTATCAATAATAAGATTTTGAGCTTCTTCTGCTGCACCACCATAAATAAATTTAAAGTAAACACCAGCAGCAGGGCTTGGCAATGTAAGAGTTCTGTCTGCTGTAATAGCTGGAACTACATTAGTACGACCACCATTAGCTGTTGCTGTTAGCGTTGTATCAGCATCAGTTAAAGCGATAGGTGTAACTTTCATACCATCACCATCTAAAGTAAATTCAGTGGTGAAAGCACCTGTTGTTGAATTTTTAGAAACGACTGTAAAGCCGTTTTCAGACCTTACTGGTCCGTTAAAAGTTGTGTTAGCCATTTATTTCTCCAAAAAAGAAAAACTCTATCATCTTGGCAAATGTCTGCTAGGTCAGTTGATAGAGAAATTTAATAACCCTAGATATAAAAAAAGGGAGACCCTATTAAGAGCCTCCCTTATGTTCTTACGAACTACCCGGTGAACCGAAAATACCAAGTGGATCAGACACACCAAAACTGTATCTTTCTCTACTTTTGTATCTCACATTACCAGTATCAAAGTCTCCATCCATAGATGTAGTCATAGGGCTTCTAACGAAATGTTTCAAGCCGTCAGGTACATCTGTTGTTAGGAAGAAAGCATTTGTATCAGTTAAATAGTTATTCACTACATAACCTTCTGGTATTGCACCGTTTGTCTTAATTGCATTAAGATCATTGTCAGCCGTTCCAGTTCTGAACTCACTTTGTAGCAATCGTGTTGCAACAAACTGAAGGTCAGAAGGTACGATTAACTTTCTAGGTCGTGCTGCAATTTTAAGACCTCTTTCGTCAACAAATTTACCAATTTGAATGATCGCATCTTCTAATGATGTTTCGTTCAAATCAGCGCCTGTTGTTGGTCGGTTTGAGTTCTTACCACCACTCACAAGAGGGTGTCCATCACCACCAGTTACTCCATCACCTGAAGCTGTGAACAAATTCACACCATCACCTGATTGGAAACTGTTTGTGAAACCATTGTTGAGTAGGAAAACTGCTTTGACCTGTTTTGTGTATGCCATTGCACGAGCAAGTGCTTTTGTATAACGACCAGAAAGACTTACATATAAATTATCTTCCATAGCTTCTTCTGTAATACTAAAGCCCATTGCTATTGTTTCGTGTGTGTAGCGAGCCACAAAAGATTCTTGTGCAACATCATAAGTGATAGCTGAACCTTCATCTTTTACAGGTGCTTGACCAAATCCAGATAGCTTCAACTCTTCTTCAAATGATCTTTCAGAGTTTTCAGTTACATAGATTTCTTCGTGTTGATTTTCGTAATTTGCGTATTCATCTCCAAACAGAGCATTAAGTCCGGGGAGAAGCTGTTTGAGCTCTTGCGCTCTCGATATAGCTGCCATAATTTATCTCCCTTAACCGATACCAGTTGTATTTAACAACTGATGTCCTACGTTAAACATTACTAGTACGTCAGTAAAGCTGTCACCTACAGCACTATCTGGACCATCAACAAAGTCAATGATCTTCAAAGGTAGTGTGTTAGTTGTTGCTGCCGTACTTCCATCTACTGCATTTCTGCTTCGACCAATAGTCGTTGATCCTGCTGTTTGCACTATGGCGACATTCTTACCAAGATCGTCTTGAGTAAGAGCTTCGTCTGATTGCATTTGCATAATCAAGAATGGGTCAGAAGCGACATAAGCTACTATGTCATCTGCAGCGGTTGATGCTGGATAGAAATTATTGGTTGTAAATTGTTTCGTTGTTGGGTCTGTGTAAGCACATCCAAGGAATACACCTATAGGAGTAGCAGAAGTAGTTCCTGTATCCTTTTGAATAGTTGTATTTGGGTTATCGTCACCAAATTTTACAAAATCACCATAGAAAATTGATGTTCCAAAAGCGTTTTTAATTTTATAGTGCGTAACCTTAGCATTGTATGCGCAAGACACTAACGACCCTACAGGCGATGCTCCATGAGGAGTTGCTGTTGCGGCCATGATTGTCTCCTGTCGATACTATCGACTAATTAGTTTATGTTAAGACTTTATGAGTCTTTACCAAAGGATGATCTCGTTTTCCTTTCGAATATACCTTTAGGCATACGAGGATCATTGTCTTTAAAATAGATGTTATCTACTGATTCCATCTGTGTTTTTGCAACATCAGAAAAATGTTTGTTTCTTGCTTCCGCAATCTCTTTTGGCATTTTACATAATAATTGCCCACCAATCTCAATATTACCTTTCTTTGCCCACTCAGAATTATGATCCATCATTTGATTTTGTAGTTCTGGATGATCTTCCAATCGACTTGGTTCCCATCCTTCCCTAAATCTTCTTGATACATTAGTGTTATCAGTATTGCCTAAAGTGGCAGTTCTGATCCATCTAAATACCCATCCTTCTTGTTTTGCAGGGTCTGGTAGATTTGTGGGATTTTCCCAACTTTGTATTCGTTGAGCAGCTTCTCTGCTGTCTAAAGCCCTTGGGCTACGCTCTTGTTTTTGAGACTTCTGATTAGAGCCTCCTGTCTTTTGAACAGTATTGTCTTGCTCTGACATCATGTCTCCTTCAGTAATTGATTTGCGTATTGCTCTGGCGTTATCCCTAGTTGCCGAGCTAAAGCAACTTGAGTTTTCGTCAGTCGTATTTGCGTGGGTTTTTTGTTTCCGCTATCCCTCGTTGCGGATGCAACAACCGTTTGAGGTTGTCGTTTAGGTGTTTCTTTTTCAATGACCATTTCTGAATCATTAGTAGCTTGAACACCAAAAAAACTTGGAAATTCTTTTCTCATTGCTTTGTCAACTTCAGCATAATATTCGTCTGATTTTGTTTCAGGAAGTATGCCTCTATTGCGAAGTCTTTGATCCATAGTTAAAGCATAGGATGTCATTTCTCTTTGAAATGGTTCTTGTCCCATAAACCAAGGATTATTGTTTGCCCACTTTTCCATATCTGGATCGAGTTGTCTTTGTGGGGCTTGTTCTGGTTGTTGTTCTATTTCTGGCAAATTAGCTTGAATTTGACTTTGCACTTGTTGTGCAGTCTGTCCAGCTTGTTGTTCTGCCAAAGTTGCTTTTGAAAGAAGCTCTTGAGCCTTAGCCATGCCATCAGCATCGCCTTCTTCATAAGCTTTTTTGTATTGTTGTGTGGCACTTTGTTTAGCCCATAAAGCATTGTTGTACGCTGTTTTGTTAAGGGCTTCACCGCCTTGTTGTACCATTTGCTGTAATCGCTGATTTTCTTGCATTACAGTCTGTAATCTTGTGGCTGCTTCTTTTGCTAATCTTTCTTGTGCCTCTGCTGCTCTACGTTGTTCGTGATATTCGTACTTTACTTGATTGATACGATCTGCAGCTCTTTGACTATAATTAGCTATTTCACTGTCAACATCATCATTTTCAACATTAGATTCAGCAGTTTTTGCCTTTTTGGGTTTACGATCTTCTTCTGGAACATCGTCTATAATCTCAACTTCTATTTCTTTAGAAGGATTTGTATTTATTTCTGTGGTAACACCAAAAAATTTATCTTCACTGGATACTGATGGTTCAGTTTCAATAGGCTCTTCGTTTATAATTTCTGCTTCACTCATGCTCTTACTACTCCTGTAGGATCATCAACAACTGCTTCAACAGTATCATCGTTAATTAAACGAAACTCTTGTCCATACATTTTCATGCGAGTGCCAGAATAAGCACGAAAGATAACCCAATCTCCGATTTTACACCAAGGACCAGTAGGGAATCTGTTTTTCTCTTGATAACATTCATTGCCCATTTTTAAAACATATCCGCAAATATTAGATATTTCTTCATCTCTAATTGTTTGTGATGCCTTGACTATACCGCCTTTTGTTTTTTCATCTGCTTGAGGCATAGCTACAAGTATTTTCCAACCTTTAGGTTCTGGTAGCTGACTTTTAACATCATCTCCGACCACAGGTTTTTCAACACTGTCTGGCTCTGGAATATTTTTTAAATCTTCTTCGCTCATATTGCACGACCTTTAGGAGTCGAGTTCCTTATTCTCGGATGTTTTTTTCCACCCAATCTAATAATTCACGTTCAGCCAAAGCCAAACCTTCTATTATCCCAGCCATTTTCTGATAGTCGCTGTAATCCTTACAAGCACCTGTAGAAATATGATCGGCATGTTGATTCATAATCATTCGCAGACGGTTTTTCAAAAACTCAGAAAGAGATGCTCTCTCCATTTTTTCTGCTTGCTCTGCGATATTATTATTCATTCTTATTGCTATCTTTCGCTATTTCTATTCCTATGTCAAGTCCTTTTAAGTATTCTTTTCTTGCAGATTCATTTTCTATTTGCTGATTCTCTAGCAAATCGCTAGCAACTCGCTGTCCTATGCTAGCTGCTGCCATGTCCTCTTGAGATTGTATTCTTTCTTTTTCAATCAAATCTCTGTTCTTAGATTTCACAGCATCAAGTTGTAATCTTTGTTGACCCTCTTGAATCTTGCGCTGAACCTCAGCTTCTTTGATAGCCACTTCTCTTTCTTTCATTTGTATCAATGGGTCTTGTTGTTGCTGTGCTATACGTTCTTGTTCTGCTTGTGCTTGAGAGGTTGCTGTGACCCTTCTTGCAGCTTCTGCTACCAAGGTTGATAGACGTTTTTCAACATCTGCTGGTAACGGCTCACCTTCAGGCGGCAACTCTGAACCCATCTCTCTTTCTATTTCTTTTCTAAACTGCATTGTCAAATGCTCATTTATGTAAGCAGATGCAGATGCCAGTATTGATTGAGCAGTAGGCGATGCTTCTACCATTTGCAATATTTCTGGGTTTTGTTGCGCAGCTACCACTGTAGCAATATGGGCTTCATGGTCTTGATATGAAAATGCTTTAACAGGCACACCATTAATTAAATTCTGTACCGCAGTAGCTGGATCAACAGGTTTAATATCATCTTGATCGGGTACAATATCTTCTACGTTTCGTATACCTAGCACTTCAAGCATTTGCCTATGTAACTCAGGCAAGTTATACATTTGAGGTGATTGTTGAGCTAGTTGCATAGCAGCTTGATACTGCATGATCCTTTGAGACATTGTAGCTGCATTTGGATCAGATACTGGTAACACATCTATTCTTCTATCAAAATCTTCAACTTTAATAAACTCATTATCATCCATTTCGTATGGGTATGAAGGCTCAGTAAAGTCTTTGATGATGTTTACCAATATATCAAATTCTTTTCTCATAGAGGCGTGAAGCCTAGCTTGCACAGCACTCATTACTTTTTGGTTTCTTTCTAGTAAAGCTAATGTAGTACCAACAGGTGCTTGATTATTCATATCAGATACTTTCATATCCGAAATGCTAGCAAAACGCCTACCTTCTTCTACTATGTTTTGCAGTAATGTGAATAGCGTTCCTGATGGTTCTTTGTACGGTAAGAAGGTTATGTTATCTCGTATTGCACCACCGGGCACATCTACATCCCTAAATTCACCCGGCATAATCGGTGTATCATCACCTTTGATTCTAAGACCTCTGGCTTTTAAACCGCCCGGTAGATTAGATAAAGTACCTGCATCTACTAACTGTCGTAATATAGATGTAGCTGATTTAGCTAATCCCCCGACCATATGAATCAAACCAAATCCATAAAATCCTAATCCGGGTAGATATTGGTAATGAACGAAATGCATCCTTCTGTTTTTCTGCATATCATCTTCGTACCAGTTTCTACGAATACTAAGTACAGTGCCACTAGGATAATCAAGGGTAACAACATAAGGTAAAGCTATACCTGTTTGAGCACCTTGTTCATTTGTATCTTCGTATCCTACTAGGTCAAGATCAACGTGCATTTCAAGCAGAGTGTGACGATCATCATAGTTATAGGTGCTCGACTCACCTGTAAGTTCGTTGTATTTTTTATTTATCTCTGAGGTGTTAGAGTCTGGTTCTGGTAGTTCTACATCTCTGTAAAAACCACTGACCTGCATCTTGCGTATATCGTTGCTTGATTTACGCATAACATGCGTTATTCTTTCACAAGTTATTAAATCAGTTGCTCCGTAGTTAAC